AGTGTCATTAGTATTTATACCATCATTTAATTGTTTTGATAAAGTAATAATGGCAATATCATTACCATTTATGATATCATTTATCGTTCTAGCTCTAAATACTTGTATTGTAATAGCATCACTAGTTGTTACAGTGTCATTCAAAAGCTTATATACTTCTAAAGCTTTTGCATCAAGTGTTGCAACAGCCTCAGTTATAACTTTCGTCAATGAGTAAAAGTCATTATCGCTAGTACTAACAAAGTCATTTATTAATTTTAAAAATGTAATCGATTTAGCGTCAAAGGTATCAACTGAATCGCTAATACGATTAGTAAAGTATCTTCTTAATGCATCTAGGTTTCTAGATAAGTCAAACTCGTTATTAATTTCAAATTCACCAAACATAATCATGCCAGCTGGGTGAATAGTTTTATCGACTATATTCTTATAATTATCTATTTGTTGTGAAGATGTAATTAAGTAAGAAAATTGTTGGTAAAAATAATTGTCTTGCAAATAAATGTCATCTGATAAGAATCCATTATTTGTAATATACTCACCAGGATATTTCGCTACTGGAGAATTGCTAAATTTTAAAATTGCTCGAGTAGGATTGGCTAAATGATCAGCTTCAGGATCGGTCGATATAATAAAGTCGACTCCTCCAACAACATCTACTAAAGGAATAATCTGTGCATAGAATTCGTCAGAATAATCGATACCAAATGATATCATTTTTATTTGTTGCAATTCGCCGTTTGGTCCTACCAATGATGTTTTTATTTTTACACCAGTGCCAGTACCTTCAACAACATCAACAAATTGTGCAATATTAAATCCTTCACCAGGATATACAATTTCATACGTATTAAGAGATGGAATTACTGATGCAACAACACCAAGAGCATTAATAGTAGCACCAACATTTATGAATGGCGTATTAATATCTTTGGTAATAAAAATTTCATAATAACTCGTTAGACCTATTCTCTTAATACGTTCAACTTCAACTGTCACAATTCTTTCAGCGGTAGTTAATTGTATTACGCTAGCATATAAATCAAACGCATCGCCTTCGGTTGCTTCAATGAATATAGAGTTTTGCTGAAGCCATCTACCATCTGATGCAATTAATATTTTTTCTTTAGGAAAAGATATATTAACATCTATATTATACAGAAGTCTAAAGAGCAATTTAAACGACTCAATAGATCCCTTTGATTGATAAAACTGAACTATGTTCTTATATAGATTTACCTTATTAGCAACTAGTTGTGTAGTAAATCCAGCGCCTACTTCTTTTTGTAATAGCTCTAAGAATTCATCAACAACTCTGTCAAGATCTCTGTTTGCAAGAATATTATTTAATACATGAGAAGGACCACCTTCTTCATTTAAAAAATTATAATATTCTTTTAAAAATTGAATTAATCCACCAGCATCAGCAATTAATTGCCGTGGTATGATCGATTCAATTTTACTTGATTCTATATTATCTAAATTCATAGTTATCAATGTCTACTAAACGTAGTGTAAGATGTTGCACCAACAGAACCAAGCGTAGCGATTGTATCTTCTTCACCAGTAACAGTTACTCCAGGAGTATCATCTAACTCGATTGAAACTAACTGATTAAATTTTGGAGCAATGTCATTTGAATCTGGACTAGCAAATATTAATAAAGGTTCTATAGAATTAATTCTTACATCGATTAATCTAATTATTCCTTCTACTGGCTCAATAGTTCCAGCATTATTATTTACTATTGCTTTTGTATTATAGTTTCTAATTTGTGCAATACGATTAGGATATACAGCAGATGGTATATCAGTTAACTCACAAATTTGTCCATCATAACTAAACGTTGATGATGAAAGAGTTTGTTCAGTCGTATTTGTTATGTAGATTGGAGAAGAAAAATTAACAGTATAATTTGTAGAAACGCCAGTACGTACTGGCACATGCTTATGCATCTTTATTCTAGCAAATGAGTTTAAGATACCTTTATCAGTATTATCAATTGCCTTTAGTAACTTAGAATATCGTAATACGCCATCAAACTTTTCTAATACAGTATCGTTATAGTCGACTATAGTTTGTCTTACTGCAGCTTCGAGTTGCGCTTTTGTTTTGGCAGTATTATTTGGGTCATATTTAAAGAACACGTCCATACTAATAAACGTGTAATCTGGATTCACAATCTCAGTTGTAATTGATCCAACGTTTTTAGTTGACAAAAATCGATTTACAATTTGCTTAGTTGTTCCAGATAAAAACTCGCCTGAAAACGGCTTGATTGAAATAAACACTTTACCATATGTTGGTGGTACATTTACTTCTCCACCCCAGACAGATACGTCTTCAATAAAATCAAATTCAGCATTTAAGATTGCACGATAATCGATTGATGTCACTGCACGATTTTGAGTTGAAAAAGCCATTGGTGCGTTAAATCGAATTGAGTCAATGCTTTCACGATCAGATCCAGTTTGAGTTTTAGTAAACCCTGAAGCTGGAGAAACCACTATGTTTGTTAATCCACCTAGTGACGAATTGATTGTAAATGACGATATGCCATTAGCTTCTTTTCCATTTGTTTTGATGTATGCAATATCAACTATTTGTCCAGTTGTAGGCTTTTGGCCAATAACACCATCACCAAAATAGATCTCATATTGACCATCATAACTTTCTTGTAAGTAATAAACTCTTGAATCATTCTTTACGTCAAGTATATTATTATAGTAAGTATAAATTTCAGCAATGGTTGATGTAACAGAAGAGCGCACTGATACAAGTAACGTAGCTACGTCAACTTGTTCTGTTGGTATTTTAAATTTTTGATTCTCTATTCGGTTATTTATACGATATGAAAACGTTTCAATAACGCCTTCGTATAACTCTACGTTGTTAAAATAGAAAAAGTTTTCTACGTCTTTACTTGCCGTGTACGATGCATTAGTTACAAAAGTATATTGCTTATTGCCTATCAATCCTTGAAACACTGTACCACGTGGCATAGTAACAGAATTTGGAGTTGTGTTAATTCCACGAGCAACGACGTTTATAGTTGCTTGAGCTGCTGTAGTAGATGATGGAACATACCCTAAAGACTTTGCATGTGACACAACGTTAGCACGAAGCTGAGCAGAATCTAAGAATGATTCATTCGCATTTGTATGAGCTAAGAGAGCGTTATACTGAGTGTTATATGCAAGGACATCTAACAAAATACTCATGCCTGATCCATCAAAATCGTAATCCGCAAACTTATCTTGAGCTGAAAGATAAGCTTTTAAATTCATTTTGATTTGATCAAAATCTAACTCAGTTACATTTTTAATATTGGCCATTAGCGAATTCTCTCTAAATAAATATTTACATCTACTAATTCTGGGACATTCAGTATTCGTATTAATATAGAAACAAATACAGAATTTAGGTCAGACTTATCAACGATTTGTACTTTAGCTACTGACACTCTTGGTTCGTGGTATTTGATTGTCCGTAAAATAGATTCTTCCATTGCTGCAACGGTAAGTGGATTAAAATTTTCAAATAGCTGATTCATAATACCACAGCCAACATTTGGCTGAAATGGTCTTTCACCATATCCAGTAAGAATTAAATTTCGAACTGAATTACGAATAGCAGCAATATCACGCAATGGTACCACATCACCAAAACTTGGATGTGGTTTAAATCGCAAATCTAGATCTGAATAGTCGCGCGAACGAGCAACTACTATTGACTTAACAGTTTCTAGACTTTTATCTGATAGAATTTGAGTACTCATGCTATCTATTTATAACCTTTATTGTGGAGGACTCGAACTGTTAGGTATATGTTTGTGTGTAGCAAGTGTTGGTGATAGCCCTGCACTTGTTGATACATCACCTACTGAATGAGTTGTGCCAGTTATAGTAATATTATTATTGATAGTAGTATGACCAGACGCAGTTGTTGATTGAGTACCAGAAATGGTTTCTGTATAATTCGATCCAACTTCTAGATTGAGATAACCGCCAATTGTTTGAGTCATGTAGGAACCAATATCCTGAGTCATGTAACCAGTAACTTGGTGTATTGCATTTCCCTTTATGGTTTTAAATTCTGAGCCTTCAATGATTTGAGTTAAATTGCCATACACGTGTTCATTCTTATTTCCCTGTATTTCTGTATTGCAATTACCTACAACAAAGAGATTGCAGTCGCCTTCTACAGTAACACGTGAAGTGCCTTTAATATTGACATACTCATCACCTAAGGTTACTTCATAATTATCTTTTATTACTTTAAATACTCGTGATCCATCTGGATGTATTTCATAAAACGTTCCAGTTCTGTGTGCTTCCTTTATACGCTGATAGTCTTGTGTGTCATCAACTTCAAACACGTGACCTGATTCAGATTCAAGGACTTTATTAAATGGATACTGTGGCTTAGCAGGAGAAGCTGGTTCATCAAAGTAAAAAATGTTTGGTACATCACCAGACAATTTAAACATCTCTGCTTTTGATTTAGCTTCAACAAACCCAAGATCTGGTATTGCGTCAGAATTAGCAACTTTGTTTGTGCGGATTTGCTCTTGAATAATGCTTGCTTGTGTTGCTAATCCTCGTGCAGCTTTATTTACATCAGATTCATTTAAATAGTTAGTGATAATGTCGTCAGTCTTTTTTGGATAATTACCAGATGGGTCATAGAAGCCCTCATTGGTATTTGCTTCAACACTATTGAAAGAAGCAATTGATCCTAATATGATTGGATCTTGAGCATCGGTCCCATCTCTAAAAAAGCCAACAATCCATGAACCTTCGACTAAACCGTGTGGAGATCTACCAACACCAGATGTACCAGATTCAGTTGTTGGCAATACGACAGTAGCCCACGGTAAATCGTTTGTAGGTAATAAAACTTTATCTGCGGTATGATAACCAAAGCATCGAACTCTTACTCTGTTTAAATATAAAGGATCTGCTCGGTCTTCAACGACGCCATGGAACCAAGCAAAATCTGTATTCATAAATGTGTTCATCGTTTATGCACCGAATCTCTACGTACTTTTACTCGTGTGTAATATCCACTTGAATCAAATGAATGCGTGCTTGATACTATTAAATATCTACCACTCATGAATTCATCATTCTCACGACCTGCTCCTTCAACTTGTCCAGTCTTGGGAAAATACAATTCGATAATAGAACCTGGCGTTAAACGTGAATCACCATTTAAACGTATTGAATGTTCTAGCTGTTCTAAGTTAGAATAGATCGAATGTTTTGTTGCTAATTTATATGCACTAAACTGATGATAGTTGATTTCATTTGAATCAATCATTGCCAAAGAATTTTGGTGAATAAAAATATTATACGTATCAGTAAGAGTTGCTGGGCTTACACCCGACACATTAAACTCTGGATTCCAAACTAAATCAGATTGAGGGCCGTCAATTAAAGGTATCTTATCGGTGAACGCATTAAAATCTATAGCGTTGTATGTTTTATTTGATATGTCTAGCGCGTGTGTACGTGTCACGTACGAGCCATTCTTTAAAGACTTATATGGAGAGAACCCTATATTACTTGATGCTTCTAATATTCTACGACGCTTTTCTTCAAAGGAAGCATCAGTCTGAGCTTCAGCACTAAAGAATGTACCATGATTATATGAATCTAAAGTGTCACTAGTAATCATATTATTATAAGAATTTAAAACATATTGAGAATCATGAAACGTCTGATACGCAAAGAATGGAGAGCCATTCGGCGTCATACTCTTTTGTAGTATATTCTTAATTGCATCTGAATAAGTTAATCGAGGTGGAATAAACTTCATAGTACCAAGCGATTGATCATCTAATACCGTGACTGGAGCTCCAACTTGTCGATATAACTCACGCAATATTTCAATTGATGTTCCGGATAATTTAGCTGAAACTCTTCTTGCCGTTGATACTAATCCAAATGGAGAAATGCAACGTATCCGATACGCAGCCATGTCTGGCTTTGGTTTACCATACGTAGGAATATCTAAAACATACCAATCATTTTGTATGCTAATAGGAGGAGAGCTTTTATCGTTTTGTTTAGTTACTATTGAAGATATCTTTTCATTACCAGAAATTTGCAAATCTTCAAAGAGAGATACCCCATCAGCAATATCGAATTCAGCTATTAGCGCTTGTTGAAATATTGATTCATAGATTACCATCTTCTGAACCAATTGAGAAATTTCTCTTTCTTTACCGTTAGCACCTTCAATACTAACAAGTAGTCGGAATGAATCCGGATCAATTGCACTTAAATCTGTAGGATGTAATCCCTTCTGAATCGACATTATCTATTTCACTTATTAATTAATGAACGAAAGCGAGTAGCAAATTCATCAACAACAGATCTGTTTAAAACTCTTAATTGAGTCTTTCTATCGTTTACTTCGGTCTCATATTCGTAATTCGTTACTGGAAGCTGTGGGTCAGTTTGAGAAAAAATCAGCCGTTCAACAGACGTACCTGCAGCATTCACATAATGATGCGCCCCATCTTTTTGAGGAGTAAATATATTTCTATAATTAATATTTGCTGGAAAGGCGAATGCAGAAGTAAGAAAGGCAGTATTCTCATTTTGAAAAGGTATTGTATTTGTTTTTCGAATAACGACCGAATTAAGCTCAGGTTGTATTTCAACAACAACACCTCTAGCACCAGATGATAGTCCTAGCACTTCTTCTCCAATAAGAAGATTATAATTATGGATCCAATGTTGCGTACCAGTTCTACCAGTTCTTAGTTCTGGAGT